TGTGGTCGACCAGTTGACAAGTCTTTGAAGTATCCTCATCCACTAAGTCCAGTTATCGACCACATAATACCAGTCAATAAGAACGGACATCCGTCTGACATTAACAACCTACAGCTGGCTCATTGGCAATGTAACAGACAGAAGTCTGACAAATTGTATGCAGAAGAACGTGCAACAGGTTCTGCAGTGATTGGCAATCGTAATTTGCCACAAAGTTGTGATTGGATTAGATATAAAGGGTAGAAAGTCCAAGAGGGGGGTGACCCCCTACCCTTGGCAAGCGCGGAGCTTCACGCCGTCACTGTACATTTTTTCTCGCGCCAAAATCGAAAGGAGAAACAAATTTGAGTTTAAGAGGTATGGGATATCTTAGAAAAAAGCTGGTTAATTATAAATCAAGAGTGGATATGAGATATAAGCAATATGCAATGAAGTATCATGATACATCTATCGGAATTACGATTCCTCCTGCTGTCCGTATGAATTATAGGGCTGTTCTTGGGTGGACCGCTAAAGGTGTTGATAGTCTTGCGGACAGATTGGTTTTTCGAGAGTTTACAAATGATGATTTTGAAGTGAATGAAATTTTTAGACAAAATAATCCTGATGTTTTCTTTGATAGCGTGGTTTTGTCAGCTTTGATTGGTTCTTGTTGTTTTGTTTATATTTCTAAGGGTGAAGAAGATACGCCTCGATTACAAGTTATTGAGGCAAGTAATGCGACTGGTATTTTAGATCCGATTACGGGATTGTTGACGGAAGGTTATGCGGTGTTACAGCGGGATGAATATGGCAATCCACTTCTTGAAGCATATTTCACGCCAGATATAACTTGGTATTATCCCAAAGAAGGAAAGCCTTATAGTATTCACAATCCTGCGGGTATTCCTCTTTTAGTGCCGGTCATTCACCGACCGGATGCAGTAAGACCGTTTGGACGTAGTCGTATTACAAGGGCAGGTATGTATTATCAGAAATATGCCAAGAGAACACTTGAACGTGCAGATGTTACGGCTGAGTTTTATTCGTATCCTCAAAAATATGTTTTAGGATTAAGTCAAGATGCTGAACCAATGGATAACTGGAAAGCCACTATCACAAGCATGTTGACATTTACTAAAGATGATGATGGTGAAAAACCAGTTGTAGGACAGTTTACGACTTCAAGCATGACACCATTTACGGAACAACTCAGAACGGCAGCTGCTGGATTTGCTGGTGAAATGGGATTGACACTGGATGACCTTGGTTTTGTGTCCGATAATCCGTCGTCTGTTGAAGCTATTAAGGCCAGTCATGAAAATCTTCGGTTAGCTGGTCGTAAGGCGCAGCGCAGTCTTGGTTCTGGTTTGTTGAATGTAGCTTATGTGGCTGTTTGTTTGAGAGATGAGTTTCTTTATTTACGTAGTGAGTTTGTAAATACGATTGTTAAATGGGAGCCACTATTTGAAGCGGATGCAAATACTTTAACTTTGATTGGAGATGGTGCTATTAAATTAAACCAAGCAATTCCTGGTTATATTGACGGTGAAACAATTCGGGATTTGACGGGGATCAAAGGAACCGATAATATCGCTCCTGCTCTTTTACAAGAGAAAGAGGAAATAGATGAGTAAGGATGTTCTTCCGGAATTGCTCCAAGCTGTGCAGAGTGACTTTGAAAGCTCTTATGGTAAGAACGAGGTAGTAAGAAAAGCTTTTGAGGCTTTGAAGGCTAAAAAAGCGACCTACTTAACGGTCAATGATTTCGCGATTGAAATCGGGGAAATTCTTTCTAAGGCTCTAAAAAGCTCTGTAAGCGCCGATAAACTACCAGACGGTAAAATGTATTACAATATTGCAAAAAGGCTCTTAGAGGAGACGCTAGGACGAAATTATGAGCTTGTGAGTCAATATGCTAGTGATGTTCAAGGACAATTGAACAAAAAAGCAAATATCCATCTTAAAACTCAAGTACCTGGACTAAATCAAGATAGGATTGATGGTATTGTCAATCGGATTTCATCTGAACAAGCTTTTGACGATGTTCAATGGATTCTGCAAGAGCCGATTGTTAATTTTACGCAGTCTATTGTAGACGACTTTATTGAGAAAAATGCGGAATTTCATCGTAGTGTAGGGTTGGAACCGACTATTGAGCGCCGCTCTACTGGGCACTGTTGCGACTGGTGCCAGTCTTTGGTAGGGTTCTATCTGTATGGGAAGGAACCTGCTAATTTTTACCGTCGTCATCAACGTTGTCGTTGTACAATTGACTACGATCCAAAAAACGGAAAGAAACAAAATTCTTGGTCAAAGAAATGGCATCGGTCTCCGAGATCTAAACGTGAAGATTTGAAACAACAGAGACTAGATGTCAAGGATAATTTTAGGGCTGATGATAAACGTGAATTCAAACGTGTCAAAGCTGCTCTTGGTCGTGAAAATGGTCCAATTTCATTAGCGAAATTTCAGGAAATGAAGTATAATGATAGTGAAAAATATGAGCATTTGATGGACAAGGTATTCATCAAAGAGAAGTTTCAGTCTGGTGTGTGGTTGGACAAGGTTAATCCTGAAAAGCAGGCAAGGCATGTTCAGTCAACTGTGCTGAAAGGTAAGAGCTATTTCTATGATGATGTTGACGTTCAAGCTTTGTATGATAAATACAAGATGTCTGGGCGTTTGAGAAAAAATCGAGATGGTTCACGAACTTTCAAGGAAAATATCGATTTACCTGCTGGACGACATTTAGGAATTGATATTTATACTGGGAAAGAAATTAATGGTATGACAATTCATTACAGTAAGACGGGCGTTCACATTGTCCCAATCTATTACAAGGAGAAATAATCATGAATTTATTGCAATACAATAATCAAAGGGTACTTTTAGTGGATATAGATGGAAAATCTTGGTCTGGCATGGCTCATTACTGTGATGCAGATACTAATGAAACTGAAGAGGATGTTTTAACTGTCAAGGTTGGTTCTGATTACATTGAATTTCTTGAGTCTGATATCCAGTCGGTAAAAATCAATTAACAAGGCACTTAATTTTATTAGGTGCTTTTCTTATGCTTAAAGAAAGGAGAAGCTATGTTAGAAAAAGCAAAACAATTGGCATCACAAGAATTTTCACGTTTGTCAGATCGTGAAATTAAAGCAGAGGAATGCTTTGTTGTCTGGTTTAGTAAAACCTTGCAAAATTGGAAAGCCCTTGTAAGCACTAATGCGATCTCGTCAAGCGATAAGTGTGGTGATTATGCAGAAGTTACCCACAATGGCGATAAGGAAGAAACTTATGTAGATGTGTACGCTAAAGTTTCCAATCGCGTTATCAAAGATTAGGAGGTGATCCAATATCTCCCAGCGATAGGGTTATCATGCAATGACGATTGAAAGGAAAGGTTATGGCTAGGACTAAGAAAAAGCTTGGCAATCAGAATCCTACTCAATCGGTAATTATTCCATATACTAAGAAGAAATCATTAGCTAAAGAGGCTATTGAGATTTATGAGCGAACCGGACTTTCTAGCTATCCGTGGCAACAAAATTTATTACAGTCTATTATGGCTGTTGATAAGAATGGGCTGTGGGTACATCAGAAGTTCGGTTATTCTATTCCTCGACGGAATGGTAAGAGTGAAATTCTTTATATTCTTGAATTGTGGGGACTTGAACGTGGGTTGAACATGCTTCATACTGCCCATAGAATTAGTACGTCTCATTCTTCATTTGAAAAAGTGAAGCGATATTTGGAAAAAATGGGTTATGTGGACGGCGAGGATTTTAATTCTATTCGTGCTAAAGGTCAGGAACGTATTGAACTTTATAAAACTGGTGGAGTCGTCCAATTCCGTACTAGGACGTCAAATGGCGGTCTTGGTGAAGGTTTTGACTTGCTTATCATTGATGAAGCGCAGGAGTATACAACGGAACAAGAATCAGCACTTAAGTACACGGTGACTGATAGTGATAATCCGATGACTATCATGTGTGGTACTCCTCCGACACCAGTTTCAAGCGGTACGGTATTTACGAAATATCGCGATGCTTGTCTGTTTGGGAAAGGGAAATACTCTGGCTGGGCTGAATGGTCCGTGGATGAAGAAAAAGAGATTGATGACGTTGATGCTTGGTACAATTCCAATCCCTCAATGGGTTTCCACTTAAATGAGAGGAAAATTGAAGCTGAACTTGGTGAGGATAAACTGGATCACAACGTTCAGCGGTTGGGATTCTGGCCAACATATAATCAAAAATCTGCTATTTCTGAAACGGAATGGAATGCACTCAAAGTTGATAAAATGCCGAAGCTATCAGGACGTTTATTTATTGGTATTAAGTACGGTCAAGATGGTACGAATGTATCTATGAGTATTGCTGTACGGACTACAGATAAACGAATTTTTATTGAGACAATAGATTGTCAATCTGTAAGAAATGGTAATCATTGGTTAGTTGCTTTTCTGAAAAAAGCGGATGTGGCACAAATTGTAGTTGATGGCGCCAGTGGACAAAAAGTTTTAGATGATGAGTTGAAAGATTATAAGATTAAGAATGTAATCTTACCAACTGTCAGAGAAATCATCACTGCTAACTCTCTGTGGGAACAAGGGATTTATCAGAATACTATCTGTCACAATGGGCAACCATCACTTAGTAGAGTTGCGACAAATTGCGATAAGCGAAACATTGGTTCAAATGGTGGTTTTGGCTATCGGTCTCATTTTAATGATATGGATATTAGTCTTATGGATAGTGCTTTGCTTGCGCACTGGGCTTGTGCGACTACTAAGCCTAAGAAAAAGCAAAAAATTAGTTATTAAGAGAGCTGCTGTAGAGCGGCTTTTTTAGTGCTCAAAAATTACCGAACTGCCGGGAAAGCAGGAGAAAGGAGACAGTGATATGTCTGAATTTAAAACAATTGAAACACAAGATGAGTTAGACCGTATTATCGGTGAGCGTTTGGCACGCCAAAAAGAGAAGTACGGTGATTATGATGAGCTTAAGCAAAAAGCTGCAGATTATGAAAAACTTGAAACTCGTGTGACGGAATTGGAAACAGAAAACGGTGCGTTAAAATCAGCTGCTGAAACAAGTAAGGCTAGCGCTGCAGATTACGACAAGCAAATTGAAGGCTTGAAGAAGCAAGTAGCTGGTTATGAGACGGCAAGCTTACGAACTCGCATTGCTTTGAAAAATGGCTTGCCAATTGACCTTGCTGATCGATTGGTTGGTGATAATGAGGAAGCAATCAAAGCAGATGCAGAGCGTCTAGCAGGCTTTATGAAACGAACTGAACCAATAGCACCGATGAAATCAAATGAACCTACTCTTCCAACAGATGAAGATGATAAGCGAGCAATTTATCGTGATATGGTTCAGAACTTAACTATTGAAAACTGAAAGGAAAATAAAATATGGCAACAGAATTATCAAAGGGAACATTATTTGATCCGCAACTAGTAACTGAAGTAATTAGCAAAGTAAAAGGACACTCGTCGCTTGCAAAATTATCACCACAAAAACCAATTCCGTTTAATGGTCAAAAAGAATTTACGTTTGATTTTGATTCAGATATTGATATTGTGGCTGAAAACGGAAAGAAAACTCATGGTGGTGTTTCTCTTGAACCAGTCACAATCGTACCTTTGAAAGTTGAATACGGTTCTCGTGTGTCTGATGAATTTTTGTACGCTTCAGAAGAAGCGAAAATTGATATGCTTAGTGACTTTGTAGACGGATTTGCTAAAAAATTAGCTCGTGGTCTTGACATCATGGCTTTCCATGGTATTAACCCACGCACAAAACAAGAATCATCTATTATTGGAAATAACTGTTTTGATAAAAAAGTTACTCAAACAGTTGAATTTACTGCTGCTGACCCTGATGCAAATATGGAGGATGCTGTTGGTTTAATTGACGGAGCAGAACGTGATATTACAGGGGCAGTACTAGACCCAATTTTCACAACAGCACTTTCTAAAGTTAAAAATGCACAAGGTGGTAAATTGTATCCAGATTTGGCTTGGGGTAGTGTGCCAGACACGATTAACGGTTTGAAAGTTGATAAAAATCGGACGACTTCTTATAGTCAAACCGATCCTAAAAATACGGCTATCGTTGGTGATTTTGAAACGATGTTTAAGTGGGGTTATGCTAAACAAGTTCCAATGGAAATTATTCAATATGGTGATCCAGACAACAGTGGTCGTGACCTCAAAGGCTACAACCAAGTATACATCCGTTGTGAAGCATACATTGGTTGGAGCATTATGGATGCTGCTAGCTTCGCACGTATTATTAAAACTGGAGGGTAACAATGGAGTACATCAATAAAAAAACAGGTGCCGTTATTGAAACAAACGGCACGATTTCTGGTGGAGATTGGGTGCCAAGTAATGAATATAATCCAGTTGAAAACTTAACTAATGCTGCTCTTATGCAGATTTTAGATGAAAACAGCGTTGAATACAACAAGAAGGCTAAAAAGGCAGAATTGGTAGAATTGGTTGAGAAGCTTAGCACTTCTGAAGTTACTAAATAACTTTTTGAAAGGTGGTGCACGGTGGAAGACTTTGCAACAGTAGATGAGCTGCAGAAATTGTGGCGCAATTTAAAGCCTGATGAACAGGAGCGAGCCAAAGCACTGTTGAAAATTGTCTCTGCTTCTCTGAGAGTGGAAGCCAGAAAGGTTGATAAAGATTTGGATAAGCTGGTTGAAGCGGATTCAGATTATGCCAACGTTGTGAAATCTGTAACGGTTGACGTAGTCGCTCGAACTTTGATGACGGCTACAGACCAAGAGCCAATGACTCAAATTTCTGAGAGTGCTCTAGGCTATTCTTGGAGTGGGTCTTATTTGGTTCCTGGAGGTGGTCTATTTATCAAAGATAGCGAATTGAGGCGACTGGGGTTAAAAAAACAAAGATATGGGGTGATAAATTTCTATGAGTAACATAAAAGGTATCACTATCATTTTGATTGATAAGGTAAAAACGAGTACCGATCCATTCGGTGCTCCTGTTTTTGAAAATAAAGAAATTAAAGTAGAAAATGTCTTAGTTAGTCCTACACAATCAGAGGATATTGTTAATCAACTGAACTTAACCGGAAAAAAAGCTGTTTATACTCTTGGAATTCCAAAAGGTGATATACACGAGTGGGAAGACAAAGAGGTTCACTTTTTTGGTAAAAAGTGGCGTGTATTTGGTCCTATCATTGAGGGAATCGAGGAGTTGATTCCGCTTGAGTGGAATAAGAAAGTGATGGTAGAACATTATGAGTAATATAAAATTTAAGCTTAATCGTGCAGGAGTGGCAGAGTTGATGAAATCATCTGCTATGCAGACAGTTTTGACAAAACATGCAAGCAATATCAAGAATCGCTGCGGTGATGGCTACGAGCAGGACATCCATATTGGACGCAATCGTGCAAATGCAATGGTGAGTGCTAAAACTCGCAAAGCCAAGAAAGATAATCTCAAAAATAACACTTTGCTAAAGGCGGTGCGTTAAATGATTGAAGTTATCATCAAGAAATACTTTGACGGTCATTTAACTGTACCGTCTTTTTTTGAACATCAGGCGAAAATGCCTGATAAATATGTCGTGATAGAAAAGACGGGTAGTAGCAAGAAAAATCAGTTGAAGTCGTCAACTTTTGCTTTTCAAAGTTACGCTAAGTCTATGCACGATGCAGCGCTATTAAACGAAGAAGTCAAAGATGTTGTTGAAGGCTTGATAGAGCTAGATGATATTAGTGGTGTCTCGTTAAATAGCGATTATAACTATACTGATACCGAAACAAAATCTTACCGGTATCAAGCAGTATTTGATATTAACCATTATTAAAATTGAAAAGGAGAATAAGATGTCAAATTCATCACATGTAACAACCGCAAAACCAAAGATTGGTGGGGCAATTTACTCTGCTCCATTAGGCACTGAACTCCCAACAGACGCAACTACGGCTCTTAATGTAGCTTTTAAATCATTGGGCTACATCTCGGAGGACGGACTTACTAACACGAACAGCCCAGAATCAGAAGACATTAAAGCCTGGGGTGGCGACGTAGTTAACTCGTCACAAACAGAAAAGAAAGACACTTTCGGGTACACTCTTATTGAGGCTCTTAACGTAGACGTCCTTAAAGAAATCTATGGCAAGGACAATGTGAGCGGAGACCTCAGCACTGGAATTGTAGTCAAAGCGAACTCAAAAGAATTACAGGAACATTGTCTTGTAGTTGAAGTTATCCTCAAAGGTGGAGCTATCAAACGGATTGTTATTCCTCAAGGAAAAGTGACCGAAATCGGGGAAGTAGGCTATAAAGACGGTGAAACGGTAGGTTATGAGACAACTGTTACTGCGTTTCCTGACAAAGAAGGGAACACGCACTATGAATATATTAAAGGAGCTTAATAGATGTCAAAATCAATTAAAGGTACAACTACGTCAGGTTTTTCGTTTGAAATTTCAGAAGAACGTCTAAGCAACTATGAACTAGTAGAAGCAATCGCAGAAGTGGACACAAATCCTCTTGTGTTACCAAAATTGTTAAAACTCTTATTAGGCGATCAAGCAGATGCTTTGAAAGAGCATGTACGTGATGAAAACGGTCTTGTGCCAATGGACAAAATGGGAGAAGCTATTAAAGAAATCTTTGAAGCTCAAAACAAGGTAAAAAAATTGCCCTCCTCGCCAAAATGATACAAGCAGATGAAGACGCATTGATTTGCGACCTTGCTGAGGTATATCGTATATACGATTATAGACAGTTGCCTGCTTATCAGGTAGCTGTTTTTTCTTATGGACTCAGAGAAGATTCTCGTATTAAGTTAGTGATGTCTGGACAAAGAGTGTCATTTGATACTCTTTTACAAGCCAGCATTTTAGATAGGCTTTCCCTGCTTACATGGTTTAAAACCAAAGATGGGCAAAAAGGGAACAATAGACCTGTTTCTATTACGGAGAAATTAACCGCAATAGAAAAAGAAAGCAATGAAATGGTCTTTATTTCTGGCGAGGAATTTGAAAAAGCGAAAGCAAAAATTTTAAACAAGACTGGAGGTGAGAACTAGTGGCAACAGAATTAGGACAAGCTTATGTGCAGATCATGCCGTCTGCAAAAGGAATCAGCGGAGCGATTCAAAACGTTATTTCACCAGAAGCGAGTGCGGCAGGGAAAAGTGCCGGATCAACCCTTGGTTCTACTCTTGTCAAAGCTGTAACGGGTGTTATTGCTGCGGCTGGTATCGGTAAGGCTTTTACTTCCGCCTTATCAGAAGGGGCAGCTCTTCAGCAATCACTTGGGGGAATCGAAACCCTCTTCAAGGGTTCGGCTGATAAGGTCAAAGCCTATGCAAATGAGGCTTATCGCACTACCGGACTGTCCGCCAATGCCTACATGGAAAATGTAACTGGCTTCTCTGCCAGTCTCTTGCAGTCTTTGGGTGGAGATACCGAAAAAGCTGCAGATGTGGCTAATATGGCCATGGTTGATATGTCTGATAATGCCAACAAAATGGGCACATCTATGGATCGTATTCAGGATGCCTATCAAGGCTTTGCTAAGCAAAACTATACGATGCTGGATAACTTAAAACTTGGTTATGGTGGTACAAAAACCGAGATGGAGCGACTGCTTGCGGACGCTGAAAAATTGACGGGTGTCAAATATGACATCAACAACTTATCTGATGTTTATCAAGCTATTCATGCTATTCAAGAGAATTTGGATATTACAGGAACGACAGCAAAAGAAGCAGCATCCACTTTCAGTGGATCATTTGCCGCCATGAAAGCTGCTGCTCAAAATGTTCTGGGCAAATTATCCTTAGGCGAAAGCATTGGTCCCTCTCTAAGAGCTTTGTATGACACAACAAAGGTATTCTTTTTTAACAATTTCATCCCGATGATTGGAAATATTTTAAAAGGAATACCTCAGATTATTGGTTTTGCTTTAGAAGAAGCTTTAGGAGCGATTTTTGGAGATAGTATAGCTCAAGCGGTGATGGAGGAAGTCTATGACTTAGCTGTAAAAATAGGTGGAGTTTTTAGTACGTTTTACGACATGATTTTGGGGTCAATGGGTAAAAAGAAAAATATTGACTTTTTAAAAATGATTGGCTTTGATGAAACGACAGCGACACAAATTGTCAATATTGCTGAGAACATCCGTAGAACCTTTGAAAATATCGGAGCGACTATCGGTAATATCGCTGGTATTGTCGGAAGCTTTGTCGGAGATTTATTAGGTATTGCTGGTAGCGAAAAAAGCGTAAATGGTGTTGGTGCAGCGTTTGAATCTGTAACAGGATTTATTCGTGCGGCGTCGGAAAAAATTAAAGAGTTTACTAGCTTTTTAAAAAATAGTCCTGCATCTTTAGATGCACTAAAAGCTGCAGTCGTTGGAATAACAACGGCTTTGACAGCTTACAAGGTTGTTACTAGCGTTATTAAAGGAATTGAAGCAGCAAGAAATGGTATTTTAGCAATACAAAATGCTTATACACTTGCTCAATTTGTACGCACAGGAGCATTAACTTCAGCAACAGCTGCGAATGCTGTAGCAACTATGGGGGCTAGTGGAGCATTTAAAATATTTAATGCTGTCTTGTCCGCAAATCCAATCGGGCTTGTGATAACAGCTATTACTGCACTTGTAGCTGGTTTAGTTTGGTTCTTCACTCAAACAAAAACTGGTCGCAAAATCTGGGCAGCTTTTGTTGAGTGGATAAAGCAAGCTTGGCAAGGAATTGCTGACTTTTTTGTGGGTCTTTGGTCTGGTATTACACAAGGAGCAAGTAATGTATGGAATGGTGTAACGGCAATTTGGAACGCAGCTGTTGAGACTATCAAGAATACTTGGAATGGCATTGTTGACTTCTTTACAAATTTGTGGAATGGTATTCAAATTGCTGCAATCACAGCATGGACAGTCGTCACACAAACAATCATGACAATCGTCCAGCCTTTCGTTGACGGCTTTATGAATATTTGGAATGGTATGAAAGACGGCCTTATCCAAATGTGGGAAGGCATTAAAATGATTTTTCAAGGAGCTTGGGAATTTATCAAGTCAATCGTCTTGGGCGCTGTCTTAATAGTCATTGATTTAGTGACTGGGAATTTTACTCAATTACAAGCGGATTTAGGGCTTATTTGGGACGGTATTAAAAATGCTGTTAGTCTTGTTTGGGAAGGTATTAAAACCTATTTTATAGGCGTAGTAACTGCCATTATTGGTTATGGTATTGCTATGTTTGAAAATTTGTCAAACGCTCTGTCTGCTATTTGGGAATTTATCAAGAGTGCAGCTTCTTCTGCTTGGACGTGGATTAAAACTACGGTTACAAACTTAATCAACAGTTTAGTTCAGGGAGCACAAAACACATGGAATAATTTCATGAACTTCTTATCTAGCCTGTGGAATACAATTACATCTACAGCAGTTGGAGCCTGGAATGGTTTAAAAGCGTCTATCCAAGGTATCATCAATGGGATTGTCCAAGGTGCACAAAATGCTTGGAATAGCATGGTTCAAAGCGTCTCTAACTTGGTTTCTCAAGTAACGGGTATTTTTAACGGATTGCGAAATATCAATCTGTGGGATGCTGGTAGAGCTATTTTAGACGGCTTTCTCGGCGGTTTAAAATCGGCTTGGCAAGGTGTAACGGATTTTGTTGGCGGAATAGCTGGTTGGATTCGTGACCACAAAGGGCCTATTGAGTATGATAAACGTCTCTTGATTCCAGCTGGTAAAGCTATTATGAACGGTTTGAATGAAGGTCTTAAGAATCAATTCAAGAGTGTTCAATCGACGGTCAGCGGTATGGCAGGTGAGATTTATGATAGCTTTGGAACAGTAACATTTGATACCAACTTTTCTGATATCGATAAGGCAAGTGCTCAACTGACTTTATCAAATAACCGACTGGCTTCTCAATTAAACACAGATTCTGGTCAAGATTATGATTACAAAGATGTAATGGATATTCTGGCTAAACTAGCTAATCGGCCTACTGTAGTATCGGTTCAAGCTGACAGGCAAGAAATTGCTAAAATCTACGCTGAACCAGTTGCAGAGGAACAAGCAAAACGACAAGCAATTCTAAACGCTGTCGATGGATTGGGGTGGTAAATTGGTAAAAGTAACTTTTAATGGTGTAGAGCTGACAAAATGGATTACTGTTTTGGACGGCTTTACGCTTTTGGGCGGCGCAGACTATGAACCGATATTCCAGGATTATGAGACGATAGACGGTTCTGAATATGTTTACTCTCGCAAAAAAAGTAAAAAGATTCCAGTACCTTTTTATGTTAAGTATGAGTCTATGGACAATCATGACGACCTGCAGAAGGTTCTCAACGTAAGTGAACCCAAAGAATTAACATTTAGTATTGCGCCGGATCGCGTTTTCTATGCTATTCCAACAGGAAATTTGGACTTTAAAGAAATCAAATTAAATGGCAAAGGTACCATTACTTTTGTTATTTCGGACGGTCTAGCACACGCTAAGAATCCGAAGTATTTTGAGTTTAAGAAGAATGCGCAAGGCGTGCTAGAAGCTGAAATTATAAATAATGGTAGTGCAGAAATATCGGTCAATTACCGAATCAAACTCAAACATGAATCGGGTTATGTTGGCATTGTTAGTCAATATGGTGCTATGCAGTTTGGAAAAATTGAAGAAACGGATTTGGTGGAAGAGAAGAAAAATGTCCTCTTGGCCGCAAACGGCAAAGGGGACTTTAACAACTGGACAGACGGCTCTATTTTTCACGAAAATCAAAATAAGAGGGTGGTTACAAAAATGTCTGCTGATTCCAACTTAGGTGGACGTTTGGGAGTTTTACCAGCTAACTTTACAAATACGGTCAATGGGGCGTATTTTGGAGCGGTTAAAGAATTGGAATTATCTGATCAGGCGAAAGACTGGTACATCTGGGCTCGCGCTTGGTTCGAAACTGGCTTAGTCAGTCAGACAGGGGCTTGGTGCTTGTCGGTAGTAGATAGTGAGAATAAGTTTATCGCTGGTATGGCCATTGAAAAAAGTGAACGAGCACGAAATAAGGCACTCGTTCTTTTTCTCATGGGTGATGGTGCTGGCGGTAGTCGGGTTGTCAAATCTATCGAGTTCTCGCCGACCCTTTGGGTAAAGGATAACCCATATAGCTTAGAGGGTAAAGACCAAAACCGAAACATGTTTGACTTACGCAAACAAGGGGATAAAGTCACCTACTTTTGGTATGGCGGATATCATTCTTTTATCGAATCAAGAATCAAGGATAAGCAAGCTGCTAAGGTGCAGTTTTTTGTCGGTCAATATAAAGGTGGCAACTCAACTATCAATCAGTTAGTTACGCACCATTATTTGAATGACTTCTCCTTTTACAAATTGAACGTGCCGTTTTGGCGCGATGTCCCCAATCGTTATCCAACGGGGGCAGAACTGTTTATTGACGCAACAGGAGAAGTAAACCCAGAAGAAAAGGGGCGCTTGTATGTCAATAACTTGTTAGCGCCTGATGACGAAATATTGGGAACGGACTACTTTAAAGTGCCACCCGGCAAAACAAAAGTACAGTTGCTTGTGTCGAGCTTTGCGGAAGTAGAAAGTGCACAAGCAGAAATTGAGGAGGCATGGATTTGAGTAAAAGAAATGTACGGATTGCCATTCGTGATACAACCGACAGCCATAATGTCGGTTTTTTTGATAATAAGAGTGGTATCAAATATAACTCCGCCAATCTAACGCAGTTTTTAAAAGGCGCTTGTAGTGTCCTTGTGCTGACTTATCATTCAAAGAAAATGGTTGCTCAAAGCGGACAAAAGCTAGCTTTTCGATTTAAAGATAAGGACTTTTGGCTGAATATTAACAGCGTCAAAAAGACCGGTTATAAGATTGAGCTAACGGCTTACTCATTGAGCCTTGAAGCGAACAAAGAAAAACGAGGCCCACACAAACCGGCCAATGCCATGAGTATTAAGCAGTACATCGATTATTACGACCCTGAACACTCATTTGAAATTGGAATCAACGAAGTAGCCGACAAGTCCATCAAGTTAGAGTGGAGCGGAACAGACACGATTCTGGCTCGTCTTTATTCGGTTGCTAATAGTTTTGGCGCAGAGCTGGAATTTGTCACAGATCTAAACAATGACTACTCACTGAAACGTCATGTGGTTAATATTTACCGTGAGGGAAATCTCGGCAAAGATAAGACGGGGATGCCTGTAAGAGTGGGTGAAAAGCTGAAAGTCATCAACTACTCGGATAACATGGACGACTTTTACACTGGCATTCGCAGAACTGGAAAAGACGGTCTGACGATAGCTGGGCTAAACAAAAAAATCTATGACGACAAAGGGAACTTACTCTTTTACAGCAGCGGCGATACACTCTATGCACCGCAAGCAAGAGATAAATACCCGTCTATCGCTCGAAAGACGAATGACGGGTATATCGTCAACGAAGATAGCGAGACTGAACACGCAAGCAAAGAAGCGCTGTTTGGTTATATGCTGTCTGAACTCAAAAAGCACTGTGAGTTGAAAGTGGATTACGAAGTGGAAGGTGCGGTTGACGGTAACATCGGTGACAGAAAGACACTGATTGACGGACGGCACTTTGACCCTCCGCTTTACGTACAAGCACGCATTAGCGAACAGACAGAAGCTCTACTAGAGACAAGCGATGTCAAGACCACCTTATCAAACTACGTTCGCAAGTCGAGCCAGATTGCCAATGAGTTATTGCAGCGAGTTGAGCAGTTGACGCTTGAAGCAACGCCCTACACGATTAAATTGGCGACCAATAACGGGATTGTCTTTAAAAACAATCAAGGACAATCAACAATCTATCCGAGCTTAAAGAGAGGGCAGAAGCCAGTTGAGTGTACGTGGAAATGGTTAGTTGATAATCAAGGATTTGGCACATCTCCAACTTTTGAAGTTAAGGCGGCTGGCATGTCTAGTAAGCTAGTGTTGACCGCTATTGCCTTGATTGATGGAAAAGAGGTTGCCAGAGAGCAAGTCACTTTTACCAACGTCAATGATGGAGCGAAAGGTTCTGACGGTAAGTCTATCACGGTTGCTAAAGCAGAGAAGCAATCGGATGGTGTGAAAGTCACCTTTAGCGATAATAAGTCTATTGTCGTACCAAAAGGTGATAAAGGGGATAAAGGTGACCCTGCAGATCCAGTCCCTCTCAATGCTTTGCAAGAGGAAATGAAGCAGACCAAGCAAGGGTTGAGCGATGTTAAAACAGACCTGCTCAAAGAAAAGGCGGAAAGCTCCGCTAATATTGAGCAGGTAAAAAAAGAAGTCGGTGCTATCAGTTCCCAACAAACCGCTTACGAGCAGAGTAACAAACAAAATCTCGCTCGGATTACTGGCCAGCTGGCTGACAAAGCCAGCAAGTCCGAGGTCAAACAGACCGCTGACGGGATTCGGGAGGAGATAAGCCAGATTGTTGTAGGTGGTCGCAATCTGTTGAAAGGTTCGAAAGGAGAGTTTAAACCCGACAGTAAGCCAACGGGCTTTGATAATCAAGTCTTGTATGTACAATCAACTTCGATTGATTTGGTCAAAGGAGAGAAATATCTAATATCTGCTAAGACAGACGGAAATTTTACAGCTATGCATAACGGCAACAAAGAGAGTGATAATGTCGTACTCTGGTTGATGGATAAGACCATTACGAATTATCAGATTGTGTCTAATAGCAATACAGGGACGACAGGAACAGTCTTTACTTGGAATAAACCGACAGGTACTTATCATTTGCGAGTGAATACTTATCATAAGGATGCTCGCAAAAAAGTCTGGGAAGTCAAGATTGAGCAGGGGACGATTAGGACTGACTGGAGTCCGGCACTAGAAGATACAGACGAGCAAATCACTGCAGCCCGTGCTACATTTGAAAAAACTGCGGAAGGACTGAAAACGGACATGGTCGCAGTCAAGTCTTATGTGGCAAACGATGGTAAGCGCAAGGAGGAGCTAGAAAAATACAGCAGAGAAGAGACAGCTAAGCAGATTGCAGCGGAACGAATTAAAACAGCTGAAAGTTACGTTGGCAAAAGCCAGTATACGGAAGATGTCAAGGGTATCAATCAACGATTTGAGGAGTTGCGGACAGGAACTAGTAACTTACTCTTAAATACAGAGTTTAAGACGCTTGCGGACGTTAATAATGTAAATGGTGCTACGTTAAAACTCAATCAAAATGACTATAACAGTCACAACTCAATTGAGGTCACTGTGACTGGTCAAAACAAAGACGTGTGGAAGGGTATTACCTTAAATGCGCTAACGCTTGCATTTAAGAAAGGCGACACAATCGCTGTCAGAATGCCGATTTACATTTTTTCTGACATTCCTACAAATGCAGGCTTAACATTTGTATTAAAAAATCATTCTAAAAATATAGTTTATGTTTTTAAAGACTTGGGAGACTTACCTCGAAACAAATGGCACATTGTTGAATTCCTGCACACGTTTAATAGTGACACTAATTTTGAAGGCGTGAATTTCTTTTATTTGTATGCAACGCAAAACGGACACTACAAGATAGCGGAGCCGTCGCTCACATTATCAAACGTAATTCCGTCAAGCTGGGCGCCAGCAGTCGAAGATAGCAAGAATTATACCGACACCAAACTCGCCGAGTACAGGCAGGGCGTGGACGGACAACTTGCGGCTGTTAAGCAAGAGGTCGGCAGTAAGGTCTCACAGACTACGTTTGACCAACGAGCAAACCAAATCACGCAGTCAGTACAAGAGTTAAGCAATAACACCGTCAAGAAGAACCAAATCAAAGTTGACGAGAACGGCTTGGTCTCTAGCTCTGAGAAAACAGTCAACGGTCAGACGCTGGCCAGCATGATTGCGCAACATCCCGAATGGGTGGAAATCATCGCTAAGCTGTTAAAGATTAAGGCTGACATGATTGTCAATGGAGCAATCACGGCGGATAAGTTGAACGTTGAAAAGTTGAGTGCTTTAGCTTCCAACTTGGGTAAGGTAAAGTCTGGAGAAATTATCAACGAATACCGAACCAGTGGAACTTATGGAGAAATCAAGATTGGTGATAATATCAAAATTACTAATCACAACACCGCAGGAGCCCGCTCTCATATCCCAAAAGAAGAAATCATGATGCTTCCAAACGGCTTCCTGATGAATGCTTATGATGCAGCAGATCGATTGACTTATACAATGCGCATTTCTCCCGAAGTGATAGAGTTTCAAAAGATTAACAATACCCAAGTACAAGGCGGAACAGGTTCTTGGAGTTTGGGTTATTCTAATTCGTATTCTTTGCTTAGTATTGACGCTATATTACAAAAAGTGAGACTGCAAGCAACTTCTAGTCTGATGTGGGGAATCGGTGCAACCTTCGTCCGTATCGGTAATCTTGTGACAATTTCTGTGACGCGGGTTATCAAAAACATCGCAAGCGTGGTCGAAAATGCACGAGCAAGTGAGAGGATTCCGGACGGCTTTAAGCCAATCTCGCAAGTACACTTGACGTTAACTGGTAATTTTAATACGACAATTGATGCGACTTGTATTGTGCACTTAGAACCTGACGGGACGATTAACTACACTAATAACAGGTCAGGCAATCGTGTGTGGACTGGAACGGTCACATATACGACCGTCGACGACTTCCCAATCGTCGGAAATGTACCAAATGGTAAACTAATTTAAAAATAAAAGGAGAACAATAATGACATTAGAAATCACTAAAACAACTAAGTTAGTAGGAAATATCAAAATCGACAATACTGTCGTTAAAACAATTACGGCAGATATTGACAACCAAGGTGTCTCCACTATCAATGAATGGATTGGCAATACAGAACTGTATGCAAGCAATCGCCGCGAAATGCGCAAGCAAGAAGCAGCATTTCAGACCAAGGTCTACGAAGTAGAGGACGCTGTTGCAGCAGAATTTGAAGCTAATAATAAACAAGAGAAATAGTAGAGGTGGTCAAATGTGGATTTGCTAACATTTGTGGATAAGCTGACACCGGTTTTAGTCGTCATTATTCCAAGCTATTTCAGCTTTAAAGGCACACAAAATAGCAAAGAGACAGATAAAAAGATACAAGTTTTATCTGAAGAAATTGGCGATCTAAAGGATGCAGTAGTCGGTGTCAAGGACATCGGAGACAAAAATAACCAAGATTTAAGCCTGATACAGAAAGGGCTTCAACGGCTGCAGCGTTTTCGACTGCAAGAAAATTTAAAAAAAGCATTGAGACGGGGCTGGACAACCCAGCACGAGCTTGAAGAGCTCACCCGTCTTTTTGAGAGTTACGTTGAGCTTGGTGGTAATGGGGCTATCAAGATACTATTCGAAAAATTCTCAGATTTGGAAATTAGAGAGGAAAAATAATATGCAACAAATTCAAGAAATCATAATCGGCGGATCACTGAGTATCCTTACAATTTTAGCCGGAATCATTGTCCACGCAGTCAAAAGTTGGCTCGTTACAAAAGGTGGAACAAACGCAGTTAAAATCGTTGAGATTTTAGCTAAAAATGCGGTTAATGCGGTTGAACAAATCAACAAAGAGACAGACCTTAAAGGTGAGGAAAAGCTCAATCAGGCTAAAAAATACATCGTGCAAGAACTCGAAAAATACAATGTTTATATGTCTGATAAAGACTTAGACATGTTCGTTGAGTCGGCAGTCCGCGAAATGCACAATAATTGGAAAGGAAAATAATATGGCAACAACACAAGATGTTTTAAACTTTGCAGTAAATTTAGCTAATCAAGGAATTGGTGTTGACCAAGACGGCGTGTTTGGCACACAGTGCGTAGATTTACCCAATGCAATTTCTAGTCAGCTTTTTGGTAAAACACTTTGGGGCAACGCGATTGACCTTTTAAATAGCGCTGCATCTCTTGGCTATGAAGTAGAATACAACGAAGTAGGCAATGTAAATAGCAAGCCACGAGCAAGTGCCGTATTTGTTATGGATACAACCTATATTTATCGTCATGAATACGGTCATACTGGGATTGTTATTGAAGATAGCGACGGTTACACCATGCGAACGATCGAACAAAACATTGACGGTAACGCTGACAGTCTATACATTGGCGGCCCTGCTCGATATAACACCCGTAACTTTGATGGCGTTGTAGGTTGGTTCTACTTCCCGACAGATGACACAGGCTATCAACCTGTTCCATCAACTCCTAGCGGAGATGGGTCAATCCACGAAGAGACCGGGACATTTACTGTTGAGGTGTCAGCGCTCAATGTACGCGCAAGTGCTGGCTTAGATGCTGAAATTGTGGCTGTTTATTCGGCAGGTCAAGAAATCAATTATGATGGCTGGTGTGACAAAGATGGCTATATTTGGATCACTTATATTGCAGCTTCTGGCAATCGCCGCTATGTTGCTGTCGGACAGTCAGAAAATGGTCATCGTGTAACTGATTTTGGAAGTTTTAGATAATTGTTTGGTGACAGTTTAACCCTCGGTATAAACCGAGGGCCTTTTTTATTGCAAAAATTTTTTAAAAAAAGTTAAAAAAGTTGATAAAAAGTGTTGATATTCACGGCGTACCGTAACTGGACTTAGTGGATGAGGATACTTCAAAGACTTGTCAACTGGTCGACCACA